AATCGCGACTCTCCGCCATAGGTCTTTAGGGGATTTGTGCGAAAAGCACACCACCCCAAATTGACCACGAGATCAGCCAGACAGCTGTCCCGAACGATGATGTCATCGCCATACACATGGTAGTCGGTACACAATGTACCGGTTACGGCGTGTACGTAGCGTGCGGTTAGTTCCACGATACAGGCGAACAGCAGCGTTTCTACGGGAAAGCACAAGGCACTTCCCATAGGTGCGTACTTCGTTAACGCTACTATCTTTCCAGACGGTAGTTCCGTGCGCGTTGAACGCAGGGCTACCAGGAAAGGATAGAGCGCTGTACCATGAAACACCCGTTTCACTAAGTCGTACGAGACGGAATCGCTCGCTGCGGATAGATCCACAGTGGCGTGATACCGAGTACGACTTGCCTCGATTGCTATACTTCCTTGGGCGCCTTGATCATTTAGATCAATCCGCTTAGAAAGGTACGGATGTTTCGCTATATACTTACGTATTAGCGAATCGACACCTTTCTGAAAATACAGAAGGGTTGTCGGCTCTTTGGAAATAACCCGCTTAGTTTTCATGCTTTTAGGCACAAAAACTATGGCAGATTGCCGCGACGTTACGACGTCGAGGTCCAAAGGGACAAACGATTTAGCATTGAGGCCTCCAAACTTCTGGAACACGTAGGTTAAGAGCGGGTCCGGAGAAAGATATCCGTACTTCGCGTATAACCCAGCGTTTCTAGGAAGTTCGGCAGTACCACCTGGTCCATGACAAGGTAGAAAAGAATCATCTACTTTAAAGTCGGAAAACCAGTCCTTCATAATCTCGTTAAGTTCTTTAACGAAGTTAGACGGATAGTGGTGCTGCACCAACCTGTCCTCGTTTGCCACGTACTCGTCCTCAAGTTCTTGAGACATATCAATATTCTCAAGAGTGAGGTGAGTCATGAAGCTTAAGAACTGGTAGGGAGGGTAAAACGTGGCAGCAGACGGGTTGGCCAGGTGCATAGCTAGCGCCCCTGAGATCGGAGCCAGGAATCTCCCCGCAAAGGGATACTTCCGGGCTAAACGGCCTTTAAAGCCGTTGTAATTGCGAGAGCCTCCCTCAGATATGTCCAATGTGGACAATCTGAGATCAACAATCGCATCCGATAAAAAGGAAGCTAGATCCGCAACGTCGATTGAAGCACAATTGAGTGCCCAATCCACGTGCTGGCGATAGCAACCACAACCTGCAACCGAATTGGAGAGATCTGAAAGGACCATGGCACAGAGTAAAATTGCCTCTGTGTACGTTCTATGGTCCTGCCGTGAAAGAGGAATCCCCCTCCACGTGGTCTCGATGCGCCTTACACGATGTAAGACGACTTTCCAGACCCTGAGGGCCCGGTTCTTTGTATCCGGCATAACACTCCTCTTCTCATTTGGAGAAGACCTCTGCATTCCGAACGGACGTCGTGGTTGATTCCACGAATGATCCGCTGGGTAGCTTGATATACCAATGCTCAATGGTACTAACAGTACCAGTGGGTTCGGTATAAACGGCAGTAGCAAGAGGTTTCTTCTGTTTCGGGTAGACCGTAAACACGCAAGCGATGATAATCGCTACGATGAGTATGGCCAACCAGAGCTTGGCGCGCACCCTTAACCGATAACGGTTTTGGGCTTCAGCACGCCGTGGAGAAGATCGTTGATCCGAAAATCGTCGTAGACACCCTGAGAATGGATGCCTGCGAGGGCGCGCTTAACCATGTTCAGAACCTGAACCTTGGTAAAGTTAGCGTCCCTGGGGGAATCAATTGTGATCCCCACACGAATCGGGACCAACTTCCGGTAGGCTGCGTCGGTCGACTCCGTCACGGAGTGAACCTGTCGCAGTTCAATCAGCGTACTGAGACCCGACGTGTTGCCAAGTTTGGCAGACGCGTCGATATCGGTCCCAGCATAGATGTCCTTCTTCACCTTTTGGGCGAAGCGGAACGTCTCGGGCTGATCTACTGGCGTCGTGGTGTTGATCACTGAGACTTCGCCGGTGCCGTCAGAAGGGAGAACGCGGAAGTCCGCGGCCCAATTGACGACTCCGAAACCAGTCCACAGTGCCGAAACACCATCGATGGGAGTGTCGGTGTAACCTGGAGCGGTTGACTTAGTCAACGAAACTCCTTCCTTGCCACTTTAAAGGTGGCAAACATGCCTGACATTATTGCCAGGACTTTCTCACACCTCCGCGTAACTTTGGGTAGTGATAACTCAAACTACCCGCTGTACCACGAGAGCTGTGGCTTCGAGCCAGTGTTTTCCTGGCCCGGATCCCATACTAACCTCGTACGGAGGCAAAGGGAAGTCTGGTGAACATTGCCGGGAGTAATACGTAAATTGTACACTCCCGGTTGCCCTAATATCAGGCAGTAGCTTACTTAGAAGAGGATCCCAAACTCGTTTTTGCCCGATGATGGAATACTGAATGGGGAAATAATCCCTATAGAGTGTTTCATCAACACGGTGAAACGTATCCGACAGGCGAACAAACCAGTCGACTACGAATGAGTAAGGAATGTAGTCCCAGACTGACTCAACGTTAGGCAAGATGCCCCAACGGAGTCGGTCCTGGATACCACGCATGTTCTTCGGTACCGAGTCGACCTCAACGGTCAAGGTGTTACTCGTTACTATTGGAGCATGTAGAAACCCCTCTTCATAGGTTGTATGTCGTGAGTGGAGTCGCTGATGATGGTTGCCCTCCAATTGGAGAGCTTTAAAACCATCTACGACTCGCACAAAGTCCGAGCAAGTAGGCAACATTCCATACTTGCCACCCAAAAATGCATTAGAGCTCATCCTAGCGCCTTTCCTTGCGTTCCTCAATTGCTTGAGGAACGGAAGTTGAGACTTAAGACGGGCTTTATGCAATAGAATACCCGCATTATTGCGGAGATTCTTCCAGGAAGAAATTTCTCCTTCCAAAAGGGTGAGATCGAACAACGATAACAAAAGGTTAGCGTCGACATACTTCCACGACTTGAGAATGTCCTCACCAAGCTCTCCTACGTCATAAACGCAGGGATTTTGCGCGAAATTCTGTGCTACAAGAGCAGTCATTTGACCGCCTTTGAGCATATCAATAACACGCTTCGCTTGGTAGGGGGCACCATCCGGACCGGTATCGTTCTCGAAACGGAGCAAATCTGCATCCGTAACAAGATCGACACCATAACTGTTACCAGTGTCCGGATCAGCCACGACTTGCCCAGTACGTACCGCTTGATTCGGGAAAAAGTAGAACCATTCGGCTCTATCTTGACTCGGACCATCGGTACGTTGCGCCGTTTGACAGGCGCTAACGCGCAACACGGGTATCTCGCCACCTCTTTCGAGATGGAAGAACCAACAACGTGCTGCGAACTGGGAAGCCGTCTGCACTCC